GACCGCGTGTATAGTGTCGTCGTCGTCGTAATTGGCCCGGTTCGACGCCGTATAGCACAGTTCGCCGATCGTGCGCGCGGCCTGTCCGCCTGTTGCCATGTTTACCCGGCGCTGATTCGTCATAATTCGCTGTAGCATTTTGTTCTCGTCGTTCAAAGATTCCATGGCCGAATAGCTACCCCAGTGACGCTGCTTAACCCATGTCACGGCGTCGTCGAACGTGATCTCCTTGTCCGAGTGGAGCAGGTAATAGCCGGCAACCATGGTTCCAAGCTGATCGGCGGCTCGTCGGTTGTTCAACACGGCAGCGAGCGCGTCCGTGAAAACCTTCACATTCTTCATAAGGGTCGGCAGCAATTGCACCGTCCTGGCGAACAGCGCGGCGGCGAAGTCCTCGTCTAATACCCGCTGCACGTGGGCAAGCAAGTCCTGGTAGTGTGGCTCGCGATCGTCGCCGATATTCCGGCGCAGCACCAGGCGTGCGATTCGCGTCTCGTCCGCATAGGCGGTGATGTTAGTGTTAATCGAGGAGAACACGAAGCACGACCGGATCGTGAAGGCCTTGGCCTCGCCGCTCTGCGTGCCCTTCATAATCGTGCCGCCGCTCGACGCGATGCGCATCATCATCAGGAGATTCTGCTGTACCTCTTGGCTCTGCCTGGTTTCCCCTTCGAACTCGTCGACAATTATGGGACGCGCGTCGGCACGAAGGCTCTGGCGCAAGGCTGCCTCGGTCGTGCCGCCCTCAGTTTTCAAGGAGAACGGGCCAATAACCCGCTCGACCACATCGACGGCTGTCGTTTTGCCGGCCCCCGCTGGACCTGTCACCCACACGGGCGCAATCACCAGCCAGCCGGCGAGCAAATGCGCAGACGTCGGGTTCTCCCAGGTGAACTTGCTGCATATTTTGGCCAGTTCGTGAGCCTGCGCCGTTGAGCATGGTGCCACCCTGCGAATCGGCAGGGCTTCGGCAGCCTCGTATAGGTGTCGGCTCGGAACATCGCACGGCTTGTAAGCCTCGCGCCCCACCCATATCTCATTGCCCAAGTGCATCACGGGCCGACCGTCATCGAGCCAAGCGCCGCGCCCGCGCAATCGATCGGGCGTGAATATGCCCAACCGTTCGCAGTTCTGGATTAAACTGTTGGCCGCATAGCCGTCATCGAACCCGCTCGATTCCTTGCGGCCCTCGAAGTTCGCCCGCCAATACGCGATCGGCGCAAGCTGAAGCAGTCCCTTTTGTGTATGCCCGACGGCAGGCAGTTCGATCACCTGTTGGCCGCCGCGCGGTAGGTAATAGTATGCGCCGCGATTGTAGCCCAGGCACCTAAACGGTGGTTCGCGTTCGCCGGCGTCAGAGTTGCGCCCGCCCTCCTGAACCTCATCAGAAGACTCGGCGGGCGCTGGCAGCATACCAGCCTTGGGTTCTCTAAGAGCGACTTGGCCGTTGCCCTTCGGCGCACCATCGGCAGGCTGAATTGGTTCGCTGGGTTCCTGCCCGGACCCCTGAAGATGCGCCGGTTCTGGGACTGTCGCGCTATGCTTCATAAATTGCAAGATCGCCGCTTTATCCCACCCTTCCGCGATCGCATCGGCGCAATCCCAACCCTTCGGCTTTGTGCTGTTGATCACCATCACCTTGGCGATCGACGGCTTGGCCAGCGCCGTAACCTTGTTCATAGCGTTCACGCCTGGCTGATCCGCGTCGGGCCAGAACACCAGCGATCGACCATTCAGCGCGCTAAAGTCAGTGTGTTGCACGCCTTCGGTTCCGCCCGACCAGGACACAACGCGGCCAGGAAATATCTCGTTCAATGCATCGGCGCATTTTTCGCCCTCGACCACGATCACCTGGCCAGTCTTCTCCAACCGATGCAGGCCGTACAAAGGTCGGGGTTTTTCAAATGGCCAGTGGCTCCAGCCGATCGTTGTGAACCTGATCGTCGGGGTGATTTTCTTGCCATCCTCAAGTTGTATCCGCAGCACGCACCCGATCACGTTGCCGGCAACGCCTCGATAGGTGTAAACCGCAGCCGGCGTATATGTCGTCCACCTGTCCCGCTTTGGATTCCAGACCCGCACCCGTTTGCCGGCTTGAGGCAGGTCGAGCGCGGTGGCAATCTCCTGCACCAGTCCAGCGTACAACGAGAACATATTCGTCTTTTCTTTGGGCGCGCGGACGTTGGTGAGTTGCCTTGCGCCAAGCATCTTGCAAGCCTGATCGATCGTCACATTACTAATGTCGGCCACGAAGTTGATCACATCACCATGCGCGCCGCACCCGAAGCAGTGGTAAAAGCCCTTAGCGTCGCTCACAGTGAAGGACGGGGTGTTCTCTTTGTGGAATGGGCATAGCCCTCGGAACTCGTCGCCGTCCCGTAATATCCGCACATACCGCCCGACGATGGACGAAACCGGATTAGCTTTTCTCAACAGTGCGAAGTCATAGCCCATGGGCAAGCCTCCGGCCGGCTGTCTGGTATAGGTGATTCATAGTATTTATGGTTCCTCCATAGGTGAGATAATCCCACCTATAAGACAGTGTCAATTGCGACAAATTAGCTCCAAAGTACAACTTCTAAACGGGATCACTGTCAGTTCACTAAACCAGGGCGGGAATTTGTTAGGCCTTGTTAGGTTTTTGTTAGGTCAAATTGTCGTTTAGGATCAACGGGTTAAGCGTCAAAATTGCAAAAGCTAACAACCTAACAAAATACAGAGAGAGACTAATAGCGAGCGTGTGTGGGCGAGCGCGTGTGCGCGCACATATGCCCGCTATGGGTCAGTACCCCCGCAGCTATATAAAGTTGACGGTCAACAGCGTTTTGGAGTAGGTTTTATATAGAGAAAGTGAGCTAACAATTCCTGTTAGGTCAGTTAGCCCTAATTTCTCTCATCTTTACTACTACTACTACTAACACTATGATATATATATATATAATAACCCTACAGAGTGCCTCAAAAAAAGCTAACAGAAGCCTAACGAGGGCTTTTACAGTTGTTAGCTGTGAATAGGTGCAGTGCAACAATGGCCCAGACGAGCCAAAAATTGAATTGCACACACACATTCCGTGGAATACAAGTGTGGAGAAAAAGTCATGCTACCTAGAGTACGTGAAAACCCAGGCAGAAAACCCAGTCGGATGATGCAAGTCCGTCGCCAGCAATTCGTGCTGGAGTACATGGTCGACCTGGTGCCCTCGGCGGCTGCTATCCGTGCCGGCTATCCTGTTGCAAGCGCCCGCCTGGAAGCCATGAAGCTGATGCGCGACCCAGACATAGCCCGCGCGATCGATAAGGAACTCGCTGACAGGGCACGGCGCACTCGCATTACCGCAGACAGGGTTCTCGACGAGTTGGCCTGTACGGGCTTCTCAAACGTCCAGGAGCTGTTCGGGACCGACAACGCTTTACTGCCAGTTTGGGAGTGGCCAGAGGCCGCAGCGCGTGCGGTTGCCTCAGTGGAGGTGAATGAGATATACGAGGGGACCGGCGACAAGCGCGTGTGGGTTGGACAAACCAAGAGGGTCAAACTGTGGAGCAAGACGACCCTGGCCCGCCACTTCAAAATGCTAACCGACAACGTGACGGTCGGGCCGTCCGATGCGTTCATCGAAATGATTGCACGAGCGCGCGCCCGTGCCATTGACGCCAGCCCCAAAGCAACAGACGGAGATTTGTGAAGACCTTGGTCGGTTCACACACGACCCGCTCGGATTCGTGCTGTACGCATTTCCGTGGGGTGAGGGGCCGCTCGTTGGGGAAGCTGGCCCGCGCAAGTGGCAGGCGGACATCCTGCGCGAAATAGGTGCCGGCCTTGCTGCTGGGGGCAGCCACGGTGCCGTGATCCGTCAGGCGGTGGCGTCAGGCCATGGCATTGGCAAGAGCGCCCTGGTCGCGTGGCTCGTGCTATGGGCGATCGCGACCTGTCCGAACACGCGCGGCGTTGTGACCGCGTCGACCGACAATCAGTTGCGCACCAAGACCTGGCCGGAAGTGAGCAAGTGGTTCTCGATG